CTTGAATTTATGATTTTTAAACCACAGAATAAAAAAACCACTAAGATGTATACCCCTGAAAGTATCACCAATTCAGTTAACTAACCAACTAACCAACTAACTAACTAAACAATCTTATATTTCTCTGTGATCCAATTTTTAAATGTTGTTTTATCATACCCAACAACATCTTCATCGAATCCATCAAGACCAAAAAATTGGGGTTTTTTCATTTTTGCAGTTTTGTAGAAAATATAATTTCCTCTCGGTCCTTTTCTAATACTAATATTATCCGTTATATGTCTAATAATATTTGTGCTTTGTATTGACCCTGCTACTGACCCTGCTACTGATCCTACTACTGACCCTACTATGTCATCCTTATTCAATATTTCCAAGACATCTTCATATTCGATATTTTCAATAGGACGATTTCCAAACATGGATAATGATTTATTATGCGCTATTCCCGTTTCTTCGATTGTCCACGTAGCATATAATCCAAACTTTCCTTTTTTCAAAATCAAATCCTCCCCTTTATATTTTCCCAAAGTCCGGGTAGTATTATTATTATATTTTGTTTCCACAATATCTTCTATTTTATATTCACCCCGTTCTAATTTTGAAATATCGATATTTTTCTTCACCGGCTTGAATGAAATGCATTCATTAGTATCCTTATCACTAATGCATTTAATTATTGGACCATGTTTTCCAATAATATAATAATGCAAATCATCGATTTTAATTTCACATTTCTTTTCCCCCGTTTCTTTTAAATTATTTATTTGTTCCGTCATTAATGATACACATGATCCACATATTTCGAGTAATGTACTTTCCCCCATTGAAATCTTATCCAACTCATTTTCCATAACATTTGTATATTCATAATTAAATAAAGTATCAAAATACTTTAATAAAAATTCCATGACAATTATGCCTATAGGTTGCAGTACCAATTTCCCCTTTTCATTCCCAAATTCACGCATATTAAGATGGTTGACAAGTTCATAATCTCCCGACAATTCAAAGTCGATACATTGTACTTGCACACCCTTAATATCCTCTTTTTTCACATATTCGCGTTGTTGGATTTTATCAATCAACGTAGAAAAGGTCGACGGTCTTCCAATACCATGATCTTCTAATAATTGAACTAATCTTGCTTCCGAATAATGTGATTTTAATTTTGTTATAGTTACTGCGGATTTAATAGTTTTGAAGTGTACAATTGATCCCGATTTTAATTGATGTAAATAATGATATTCTTTTACACTCATTTCGTCGTCTTTACATTTACCAGGCGATCTATTATTATGTTCCACTATTTTCCACCCCATAAAATCGGCCAATTCACTTGTCTTCAAATACTTTGTTCCGTTTAATGATGGAATGGTTGATGTAATTGAATAATATTCTGCGGGCGACATACAACTTTCAATTGCCGTTGTCCAGATTAATTTATATAATCTTTTCTCTCTTGGTGTAATATTTTCAGGTAATTCTGTATCCAAAACATTAATATTTGTTGGTCTAATTGCTTCATGTGCTTCTACCCTTTCCTTTTTTTCTTTTTGTTCATTCATCAAATCATCAATATTCAAATTTATATATTTGTCGTCATTATATACACGAATAATCCGATCTTTTACTTGATCCACAAAATCCGCACTATATTTTTTACTATCTGTTCTCATATAAGTAATATATCCCGATTCATAAAGAGTCTGACAATATTTCATTGTTTCTTTCGGCGAAATCTGCATCACATTACTCGCTAATTGTTGAATACGTGATGTAGTTAATGGTTCGGGTGGAGATTTAAATATCTTGGCGGGAATAGAACATGAATATATGTGTTCACTATGTAATTTATTCAATGACGTTAAATAGTCGACCATTTCGTCTTCCGTCTCGTATTTTTTATTTAATTCAAATGGAATACATTTATTCGTGAAATATCCGACTGTATTATATACTTTTTGTCCAGGTGACCGATTGATTTCTTTTTGATTATCATATACTAATCGCAATGCGGGCGTCTGACATCGTCCTGCTGATAAACTCGTTTCCACTGTTTTTGAAATATATTTCCATAGCATCGGTGTAATTGTATATCCGACCAACATATCTAATATTTGTCTTGCTTGCTGTGCTTGCACCAAATTCATATTTATTCTTATCGGATTAGTTATAGCATATTGAATTGCTTTTTCGGTAATTTCGTGGAAAATTATCCGTTTAGTTGTTTCCACCGATAACCCAAATAACATACAAATATGCCATGCAATTGCTTCCCCTTCTCTATCCGCATCCGTCGCCAAAATAACTTCAGATGCATTTGAAATATAGGTTCGCAATATTTCAATATGTTTTTGTTTTTTAAGATCACTTATAATATCATATTTCGTCGTGAAATTGTTATTTATATCAATTGATTCCAGTGCCGATATTTGCCGTAAATGTCCAAAACTAGCGACGCATTTATATCCATCACCTAAATACGATTCGATTTTACTACATTTTGCAGGGGATTCCACAATAACTAATATTGATGTTAGATTTCCGTATTTTGTTGATTGTACCATTTGATTTTTTATCGGATCTGCTTTTTTAGTCTCGCGTTTTTTCATTTTTACTGTATTTGTATTTTGTAGTTTGTATTTTGTAAATGTATTATACAACATAATACATTTAAGTAGTTATTATCACATTTTTCATTTCCATTTATCTTTTCAAATCAAATCGTAGAGAGAAATAGTAATTGATTATAGATGTCTAAATTCCCGCCATGATATTTTTATTGGTTCAACAATTTGAACCGGTGTTTCCACTACATTATTTAATTTATCCGCTTTTTTAAGTGCGCTATCCACATACATTTCCTTCAATAATGTCCCGATAATAAATGCACCATCATGTTGATCGATTTCTCCATCTTCAATTCGTCTTAATACATTCAAAAACTTGTTTAAGATACTTAAATCGATTTCATCTTTTCGTATTTTATTGTAAATGTCCGTGTAATATGTAAATAAAAAAGCACATGCCGTCATTCCTTCAATATGGACTTTATCTACATCGTTTCTATACATTGCTTTTAATTTAAGTAATGCATTAATATCCGCTTGAAGTAAATGACTATGTTTCAATTCACGTATTAATTCCGTCACATCTTCTACATCATTCGCCTTAATCATTTTGTTTAATTGCAGTCTCGCATTATCATCCATTTTATTATTCTTTATTTCTATTTTTATTTTTATTTTGTTATTATAACTTATTGATGGCCTATAATAACTATGATAATATTAAACTTATAATATCTAGCAACGAATCATTTGAAAACGCGCACAATCCGACAGACGCATTTCGTATTATGAAATTTTATATATATAATAAAGATGTCGATACGTTAATAACCGAGAGTGGTAGTCTACGCGCAGTCCAACACAGAATTAAACGCGATGCAAATGAGCTTGCTGTCCAAATGTTATTGAAAAGTGATGATGCGAATGTGTCCAGCATTTACAAAAAATATGCGGAACTTATCAAATTAAGAGATCAGATAACCCAACAATTGCCAATATATTACAATGCTATAACCACAAAACAATCAGAAGAGAAGGCCCGCGGAAAGAAAAGACGTAAAACTTCTAGACGATCTACTATTAGACGATCAATAAAAAAAAATAGTCGAAAACGAAAATAAAAGGCCAAAATAAAAAAATTGAATTATATTTTTTTGAAAAACTTAAAAGTATCCAACGCCCAGTTCAAAGTCCAAACATCAAAGTCCAAACATCAAAGTTTAATATGTCAGTTTTCAGAATTGATAATCCAGTGGAAGAAGAGGGAAAGGTGGGATATATTGTCCCGCAAATTGTATTTGCTGCGTTCTTAGCAACAGACGAGCAAACGGTAGAGTATATGGGCCAGACACTTCATAGAGAAGTGGTTGTAAATATTGTTGAAAAATTCAAATCGATTTCTTCAGATTCGCCTGCATGTCTGCAAGGATTTTATAATTTATGTAAAAATGTCGGAGGAAGATGAGGAGGATGAAGATGAAGACGCGTATTACAGAAGTGTCGTGGCTGCATGGGATTGCGTGGAAGTGGCGAATTTAGTGGCACCACCACTATAACGGTTGATATGTAGTGTTTTTGTAACCGGTATTAGTATTTGATTTATTCTTAGTATTTGATTTATTCTTAGTATTTGATTTATTCCTTGTATTTTTTATCCAAAAAAACAAAAAATAAAATATTGTATTATTGTATAATGTCCGCTATTCCGCCCCCTAAATTAAATAGTTATGTTGCGGGCGCAACTTCCCCTCAAGCAAATGCATATATAAATAGTCAAAATGCTAGCGTAAAATTAAATAACTTAAATAATACAACCGGCGGCAGCAGAAGAAGAAGAAGAAGTAGAAACCAGTACGGTGGAAATGTAACTGTCCCCGTACTACAAACGGCCTATGCACCAGTAAGTAGTCAATCTACCGGATCATCACAAGTACAATTGGCTAAAGTGGGTGGACAGAATACAGCAAATTCTACATATGATAATCTTGGACCACAAGCCACTATTCCAAAACAAGTGGGTGGATGTAAAGGGGGTGGTGGGAAATGGGGATGTTATAGCGGCGGTAGAAAAACAAGAAAAAGAAAAACACGTGGAAACAAAAAAAGAAAAATAAAAAGAAGAAGGACAATGCGAAAATTTATGAAATAATTGTATTTTAGTAATATAGTTAAGACACCAACAACAATAACAACAACAATAATATATGCCAAAAGGATCAGATTGGACACAATTCATATACGTCAATTTAGGATTTGTTGCACAAATTTGTGCCATGTATATATTCAGTTCAATCGCCGAAATTAAACAAAATTGGCCACTTTATCGATGTAATCCAATGTATATGGGATTGGCCGATGATGTTAATCAAAATTTCGTATATTGTGTACAGAATATGCAAACCGATTTCATGGGATTTTTATTGCAACCACTAACCTATATTTTATCAGGATTATCAGATTTAGGCGGTACTCTAGCAGATAATATGAATGATGGGCGAAATATGATTGGGAATATTCGCGGGTTTTTCACAACTATTATTCAAAGTATTTTTGGGGTATTTGTAAATCTTATTATAGAATTTCAAAAAATAATTGGCGGAATTAAAGATTTAATCGGGAAAGTCGTGGGTATTATGGTGACCATAATGTATATTATGGATGGGTCAGTTAAAACCATGCAATCTACCTGGAACGGGCCTCCAGGAGAAGCAGTACGTACTTTGTCCGGCGCATGTTTTCATCCTGATACAGAGATTAACTTATTATCTGGCCGCACAATAAAAATGGGCGATGCTGATAACCATTTAGGTGAATATTTAGAAAATGGAAGTCGAATTGTTGCATCCATGAAAATAAATAATTCTGATAAATTACATAAATTATATAAAATTTCTTGTCTCAATAAAACAAATCAACGGCAACAACAGCAACAGCAACAACAACAGCAACCGCAACCGCAACACCGCGATATTTTTGTCACTGGGTCACATCATATCTTATGTGACGGAAAATACATATTGGTAAAAGATTGTCCATTTGCATCGCTTCAGCATGACACTGAATCTACTTATTTTAGTTGTTTAATTACCCATGATCATAAAATATCTATTGGATCATATACGTTCTGGGATTGGGAAGATTGGTTGTTGCCCATCAACCACAAAACATAAAACAATAAATTCAATATACCATAAAAATCATATTAGTATAATATAACATATCCAAAAACAATAAAACAAAAACAATAAAACAAATGAATAAACCATTAAAAACTATAGACGAAATGTATGCCAATTTAACTTATTTAGATCAATTTGCCGGATCGGTTGTCGGATTTATTTTAACTATTGTCGTTTTTTTCATTATTTATTCTTATACCCAAATAATGGTCAATGTACAACCAATAAAAGATAATTGGACCGTTGAACGGTGTAGTCCACAAGTTATACCCTTTGCGGGACTTATCAATAAACCCGACGACATGACCGTCATTGATTTCACCGGTCAAAATTTTACGTATTGTATGCAACATATTCTGACAAATATTACCGGGAATGCAGTTCAACCCATTACATACCTTACAACTGTCCTAAATAGTCTTTTCGACGAATTAAATGAAATTGTACAATTCATGCGAAATATTCTTGCTAATATTCGCGCGGATATTGCCGCCATTTCCAGCGAAATTATGACTCGAATATTGAATATTATGATTCCGATTCAGAGTATGATGATCGGAATCACCGATTTAGCAGATAAAGTTAAAGGTATTTTGACTGCTGGGGTATATACCAGTTTAGGAACATATTATTTACTCCAATCTTTACTCGGTGCTATTGTTGAAGCAGGAATTATTGTATTGATTATATTAGTTGCAGTTATCATGGTCATGTGGATGATTCCTTTTTTTTGGCTACCCGCGGCATTAACTACCGTTGTATTTGGAATTGCTGCAATTATAATAAGTATTATACTCGTTTTTATGGCAGACACTCTGAATGTTCATGTTGATATGTCTATTCCGTCGGCACCAAGTAAACCTACCTGCTTCGATAAAAATACAGCGATTAAAATGAATGATAACACCTATAAATCTATTTTTGATATTAATGTAGGAGAGAAATTAGCAAATAATAATCTTGTTACCGCTACGTTTAAACTCTCATTTGATTCTACCACTGAACAAATGTACACTCTAAATAACATTTATGTCAGTGGATCACATCGTCTACCATATTGCGGTGCATTGATATATGTTGCAGATCATCCCGATGCTAAAAAAATCGTTCATTATCATGAACCTTATGTATACTGTATTAATACTATTTCCAAAGAAATAATATGCCGAAATTTTTTCACACATGTCATTGATTATACCACTGTATTTTCCGATTGGGATGAATTATGTGATGATGATATTGTTCAATTATTAAATGTGTATGTGAATTCGTGCGAGGATACTGAAAATAAAAATAAAGCATTTATGGATATTTTAGAAGATGATACGTATTCCATTATTCATCATTATTTCGATGGCGGATTTTTTGGACATGTTCCCATTAAATTGGTTGATGGATCATATATCGAAATCCAAAATGTTGCGGTAGGAGATATATTAAGCAAAGGCGAAATAGTTTATGGTATTGTTGAAATCGATGCTCTCGCACTAATTCCTCGTCCGGATTTAATTAATAATAATCTCGGCATTAATTTACATTGTTGTTGTGACCGAAATAACGATACTTTAGAAAATCATGATTTTTCAAACATAACCCCCACCCCTAAAAAAATTTACCATTTATTAACTAATACCCGTACTTTTCATGTTAAAGGAATTCGATTTTATCATTATAATGCTTCCATTGATTTATTTTTAGATAAGTATCGCGAAAATTTATTATCTATTAAATATGTATAATATGTCCGAAATAACTTTATTTGGTATTAAACTTGAAATCTGGATCATCATCGGAATTCTTATTTTTATTACCGTCACTCATGTTGGATGTTCTTGCTCCCGTATCGGGCTTATGGAAGGAATGGCCAATTTAGAAGGATTATTTACTCCGGGCGACAATAAACAGAATAAAAAGGCCGCGGCATACATGACAAATCCAGTACAAGAAGGATTTACTGGTGCTGTAAATAGCGGCCAGTCTGCGCCATACAGTTTATCAAACTATAAACCCGTCAATACCTCGTCCTGGTTTACTCCCAATTTGACATACACGTCGGGAACACCGCCCGGGAAGGGCGCGCAGGATATTTTGAATCGTCCTATGCAAAATGTTCCGTTACCAAAAGGAGAAATGCTTTTGTTCGCAAACACTCCATTCTCGCCAAAATGTTGCCCATCAGGATATTCCAACTCGCAAGGCTGTGCGTGTATTACCGTTCCGCAATATAATTATTTAAGGACGCGTGCGGGAAATAACGTCCCTTATTCCGAGTATTAAATTTCATAATACCGCCAAATCACTTATCAAAATTCAACTGGCACCTCTCACAATATTTAATTTGTATAGACCTATCCGGATCAATATCGATTTCGTCGACGATCCACCTATGTGGACATCGATTATAGATAACATTATTGATAATGATGATATATTGATTTAATTGTTCAAGATGTTTGGACTGATTATTATGACGACATAATTCTTTATAATCGGAAATTATTAGTGAATCGATGATATTTATGTGTTCATCAACGCCGCTTATTTTTTGATTTATTTCATGTAATTTATGTAATCCACAAATTTGATCCTGGATATTATTTCGTAATTCTAGTAGAGTTTCAATTGGTAAATTTTCATTATCGCTATCACTGCCACTCATTATTTATTAGTATTATTTATTATTTGTTATACACAATAACAAATAATATTTATATGGTTATCCAATAAATATATAATTCAACGACATCGTCTAATGCGACGATATTTTCTAGTTCTTTTGGAATGGCTAAAAACGGCGTTTGAAATGTAAAAAGGTGTAAAACGCCGATATTTACACCCTTGAAGATTTAAAATTACACCCTTATATAATTAACTTAAAAAGATATTAAATATAATTT